CGTAGGTCGTCACGATCAGGATCCGGTGCCGTCGCCCTCGGCGCCGCCGGTCTCGTCCTTCTTCCCGGAGCCGCCACCGCCGGACTTGCCGGTGACGACGCGCTCCAGCGTGGCGATGCCGGCCGCCACCAGGTGCTCGACCTGGCGGTACTCCGCCTCGATCGCCTCGCCGACCTCGTATACCACGCCGTCGTGCTTGACCGGCGTCGAGACGGGCTTGACCTCGACGGCGTCTGTCTTCTTCGGTTTGCTCTGCTTCGCTGCTGCCACTGTTCTCTCCCGCTTCGCCCTCCGGCCAACGCCGGCCGGCCGGAGGGCGCTTTAGGTTGGCTGCCTGGGAGCCGTGGCCGGCACCGGCTCCCAGGCTGTCGCCACGGTGAATCCCTTACGCCGGTGTCTGGATCAGGAACCCGGAGTCGATGCTGGTCACCACCGGCACCCGCTCGTAGGTCATGGGATAGATCCAGGACTTGGCGTTGCGGTCCCGGTAGGGTTCTTCCGCGTACGGGTTGCCGCGCATCTTGTAGGTGTAACCGAAGCTCGGCTGCTGGCGCGTGCTGGGGCCGTCCGGGGCGTAGAACAGGACCGCGTTGTTGCCCCACACGTCGGTCATGGTGCCGGCGTCGGGGTCGTAGGTGACGGCCTTGCCGACCACCACCTCATCCAGGTCCCACAGGTGGGCCAGGAGGTCGGCGGTGATCGAGTCGCGGCCGGTGTACTTGAAGCGGTCGACGATGTTGGGGTTCGTCCGGGCCGCCTTGTACGCCTGGGCCGAGAGCAGCAGCCGGTTCGGGTAGATCCCGATCTGCTGGCGCACCGCCTCGCGGTAGTCGTCCATGTCGGTGGTCGGGTTCGAGCTGGCGTCCGACCACTTCGAGGTCCCCGACAGGGCGACCTTGTTGTTGGCGCCGTAGCGGCTCGCATCGAGCGCAATCCCCGCCTGCTCGACCTCCAGGCCCTTGCGGACGATCTCCATCGTCACCCGCATATACGCCTGCGCCAGGTTGATGCCCGGCACGCGCTCGGCGTCCTGCAGGATCTCGAACGGCACCTTGGCCTCGACCGAGTCCTCGACCACGGCGTACTTGTCACCCGAGTACCCGATCTCGAGGCGCTTGGTCGCCCCGCCCGGAGCGCGGCGGATGTTGTACTGCTCGAATGCCTCTTTTCCGAAGGCGATGATCTGGCCGCCGCGGGTATCGACCGGCACCTCGGGGAACATCCTCGAGCCGACCAGGTCCGGATAGACGTAGCCCTGGACGACCTCGGACAGGATCGGGTCGATGACCCGGGCTTCGCCGGGGCTCAGGGCGCCGATCGCGGCCATGCCTCCGACGCCGGCCAGCGGGTTCGCGGCCAGGAAGTGATGCACGGTGGCCGCGAACGACGGCTCAATCGCGGCGACCAAGCCTGCCACGACGATCAGCGCGGCGACGACGTAGTACTGGATACGGTTTTTCATGACTCTCACTTGTCTCCTGTGCCCCTGACGCCGCCTTACCGGCGGGTGATGACCTCGATGATGTCCCCGGCTCCGGACGCCGCCTCGAGCGCATCCGCGAAGATGTACTCCGGCGGGACCGAGCCCTGCAGGATGGCGCCGTTGGCCGCGGTGCTGGTGACCGCCGTGCCGCCGGCCGCGACCTCCAGCTGGCTCGCCGGGACGGCGCGCCCCTGGGCGTCGACGGTCAGCGCATCGCCGACATTGATCGCGGCGCCGGCCTCGACCAGGACGGTGTCGTCCACCCCGATCGGGAAGTCGGTGCCGTCGATGGCGTCATAGAGCGCCACGCCCAGGACCTTCTGGCCCGCGGTGCTGGCCTGTGCGCCGTCGAAGCCGACGGCCCGGAACTTGCTGACGGCGCCTGACGCGGTGAGCGTCAGCGCCAGATTGACGAGTGCCTGGCGTCCCATTTACGCAGCCTCCCCGTTCTGGATGGCCGTGACGGCCGTGACGAAGTCCACCTTGTGGGCCTCGGCGTAGCGCAGCGCCTGCGCGCGCAGCCGCTCCTTCTCCGGATCGGCCCGGAAGCCCTGCGGCCGGTCGGCCCGCTGCGTCGGCGCATCGGGATCGCTCCGGTCGGCCCCGCGCTCGCCGTACTCGACGGCCTTGGGCAGATGCTCTAGGAAGCCGTGCAGCCAGCTGGCGGCCGGCTTGGACGTCTTGTCGTCGCCCTCGCCGAACTCCACCACGGCCTCGCGGTCGATGCCGGCCATGAACTCGATCAGGCCGGCCTTGTCGCGGGGGAGCACGCGGCCGGCCTGGACCAGGCCTTCCACGAACTCGGTGACCTCGGCCCGCTGCGCCTTGCGCTCCTGCTCCTGGATGCGCTGCTCGCGCTCGGCGAAAGCGGCCTCCTCGGCCTTGATCTTCCTCTCGCGCTCGGCGATCTCCGCCTCGCGCTGCTTCAGCTCTTCAAGTTCCACGTCGAACTCCTTGGTGCGGGTGGCGGACTCGCCAAAGTTGGCCACCTTCTGGAGCGAGGCGGCGGGCGAGATCTTGAACTCCTGCATCAGGCGGACCAGCTTGCGCGCGGCCGCCTGCTTCACGTCGGCGGGCAGATCCGCGCCGCCGCGGGCGCCGACCAGGGCGCCCTGGGCCGCGAACAGCGCGTGCCGGTTGACCGCGCCGCCGGGCTCCTTCACCGGCAGGTGACACTTGCTCCTCACCTTGTCCTGGCCGGCCTCGTTCTCATCGACCAGGCAGGCCTCGCAGTACGCGGCGGCGCTGGCGTAGTCGGAGGCGGAGATCTGGCTCCAGTCCTTGGTGGAAAGCTCGGCAAAGGCCTGGGCGTCGGTCTCGGAGATCTGCTCGAACAGCCAGGCCTTGAAGCGGGCGAACAGCGCCTGCTCCTGGTCCTCGCCGAACTCCAGCTCGACCACGCCCTCGGCGCTCTCGTCGAACTCGGCCTGCTTGAGGCCCTTGAGCGCCGGCGGCTGGGCGCCGAGGAAGCCGACGTGGCGCACGTAGTAGGCGCCGGGCTTCGGGTTGGTCGGGCTGTCGGGGGTGTAAAAGCTGGCGGAAACCTTCTTGAACCGGCCCTTGCGGACCATTTCGGCGAAGGATTCGTCGAGCTGGTGGGGATGCGCCTGCAGGCCGTCCTCGGAGTAGGACAGCGCGGCGACCCAGCCGTAGGCCGGCGCGTCGTGCTGCGGGTGGCCGACCACGATCGGCGCCTCGTGCACGGCCGGATCGTAGGCATCGGCCGCGGCCTGCAGGTCGGCGTCGCTGAACTCGATGGTCGCGCCGGACATGGCGGTGTGCCGTCCGGAACGGAAGATGTGGATCGGTTTCACTGGCCGCTCCTCCTGAATGTGAGGGCCAGCGTGCCGGATCGGATGGGGCGGAATAATGCTGACGGGCGTCAGCAGGGAGGTTCAGGGGGTCGCGCGAAGCGGCGACGGGGGCAGAGTACTCCGGGTCGGTCGGCCAGGGCAAGCGAAACCGGCCCGATGGGCCGGCCCCCGAATCGCCGGAAGTGCATTTAAATTTCCCTGAAAACGTTTAACGGTTTCGACCCGGGGCGTGGGTAGCGGGTCGGGGTGCTCGAGCGCTCAGAGGGGCGCTGAGGCGGTCGGCGCCGGCGGGTTACTTAGCCGGGTGCTTGAGCCTCCAGCTGAAGTTACGGATGGCGCGGGATGCAAACCTGGCGCTGATGCCCATCTTGCGGGCGACCGCCTCCATCTCCTCGGCGCTGACTCCGCCGGATTTATTGATTTCGCGTAAACGGGCCGCCATGCGGGACACATCGTCCTTCTCCATCATCGTCTCCTGTCCGTCCTGTCGGAACATCTTAAACGTGCTCTGGCGCTACTGCGCGACCAGGCCGACGTCCTGCCGAGAGAGGCGCCCGCCCGGCTCGACGATGCAGCGGGCTACGCGATGCACATGGCCGCCGCCAGCCGTCGGGAGGGTAACGCCGATGCGCACGGCCGCGTTGCCGCTGGAGCGGCTCGCATCGTAGGCGGTCTGCGTTGCGTGCAGCGCGATGCCCTGGTACTTGCGCCGCAGCGCTTTCGCACAGATCAGGACCGCGCGTCTGCGTGCCACCGGCTTCGGCGGACCGCCGGCGTGACCGGAGCCCAGATCGGACTCGCTGAAATAGACGTTGTAGCCCGAGCCGCCGGCGCGGTCGCAGGTGATCATGTAGGGCTGTCCCTTGTGCCCCGCCATCTGCGACGACGGCGGCACGTAGAAACCGCCGGACACGCTGGCGCAGTCCGGGGTCTTCACGGCCAGTTGCGCGGCACGCTTGAGCTTGGCGGCCGCGCCCTTCGGCGCGTGGCTTCCAGTGAACAGCATGCCATAGTCGATCTTGCCCGCGGCGAGCGCGGCCCCCGAGAGAAACAGAAGCGCCGCGGCGGCGGCCACGGCGACCCGGTGCGTATGCTTTTTCATTGCGTTGTCCGGTCCGGTCTATTGCGACCCCTTAAACGTAGCATAGATTGGCCCTGAATAGGCCCAATCAATGCCCCTTGCGCAGATGCTCCTGGAGGATGGCGAGCACCTCGCGTTTGTCGCCGGCAGACAAACCGAGGAACGGCCGCGCCGGGATGTCGCCCCAGGGGATCGGCGAGCCGCGGCGCGTCGAGCCGTACTGGCCCTTGTGCGCGCCGAACTGCTGGGTGCCGGCATAGATCATGGGGCTGCCGAGCTCCAGCGTGGTCCCGCCGACGACCTGATAGTTCAGGGTGCCGCGCAGGTAGCCGTCCAGGACCAGGATCTTGTCCTTGTTCTTCTTCTTGCGCGCGACGGTGGCGGGCGAGAGCGGCGCCCAGGGATGGCCGTCGGGCGCGGTCTGGGTGTCAAAGCGGTGGCGGGTGCTGCGCAGCAGCGCCTCGCCGGCGTCGCGCAGCGCCGGCCTGGGGTCGGTCACGGTGTCGAGCAGCTGCTGCAGGCGCTCGAGCACCTGGGCGTCGTCGACGGTGATCGTCACGCCGGCCATCAGTCGCCTCCGAAGAGCAGCTTGCCCTGGCGGGCATTGTCCCAGCGGGCGCGGTCGCCGGTCACGCGCCAGCGGGTGAGCACGCCGTTGCCGCTCTCGGCGATCACGTACCAGGTGGTGTCGCCGTCGCTGTAGGACTTCAGCACCCGGACCCGGGTGCGGTAGTGCGGGCCCTTGCGCACGATGCTCGCCCAGACCTCCTGGGGCGCATCCAGCGTGTCGGTCAGCCAGGGCAGGCGCGCGCCGTCGCGCGCCAGGGTCTGTTTCGGCAGGGTCTGGGCGTCCAGCAGGACCGGCACGCCGGCCGGCTGGTAGAGCTTGAGCTCGCCGCCGAGTGCCTGGTTCGCGGCGTCCGCGATCGCCGCCGGCGTATTCACCGGGCCGCTTTCGGTCGCGGGCGCGTTCGCCGGCACCAGGTTGTCCGGGCGCCCGGCGCCGCGCCAGGTCATGCCGGCCAGGTCAGTCCAGGCGCTCGGCGGAAGCTGGCCCTCGGCCGCCGCGGCGCTGGTGGCCACCTTCGCCCAGGTGGTCGCGCCGGGCGCGTAGGCGAAGCCGGGATCGACGCCCTCGGGCACGCGCACCGTGCGCGGCGCCGGCCCGTTCCTGCCGACGGTCACCTTCCGGTAGCGCACGCGCGGCGCGCGGTCCGGACCGGATTTTCCCATGTGCTGCAGGTCGCGCCCGGCCAGGGAATTGACCACGCACTGGCAGCCCCAGCCGTCGGGCGGGTAGTGCACCTGCCACCAGGGATCGTCGGCGTGCAGCACCAGGCCGTCCCAGGCGACGTGCTGCGGGCGCGGATCCTGCACCGGCGTATGGACGAACTGCCAGTAGGGGCGGTCCTGCTTGACCTGCTGCAGCTGGGCATAGCGTCCGGCGGCGTAGCTGGTGCGCATGTTGGTGTCGTAGATCACGCGCGAGCGCCAGCCGCGCCCGCCCCGGTAGCTCCAGCCGTGCCGGGCGACGATCCGGTCGAAGTCCTGGCGGAACTCGGCCAGCGTGGTGCCCTGGCTGATCGCCTGGTCGACGGCCTGGCGGAAGTCGGCCAGCAGCTCGTCGCGGTTGGCGCCGGCGACCACGAAGGCGTGGTCGTGGCCCTGCTGCCAGAGGTCGGTCCAGCTCTCGGTGGGCAGGTTGAGCTTGTTGCGGAAGAACGCGACCTGCTCGCCGAAGGGGCGCTGGCGATGCTCAGCCGCCACCGGCCTGCTCCATGATGTCGGAGCGGCCGGCGAGCTCGGCCGCCGTCAGGGCCTCCCGCATGGCCTGGCCGTACTGGTCGAGCGTCATGTGCGGGTACAGGTGGATCAGGCCGGACTGCACGTCCTCGAGCGAGCTCGAGCTGTCGACCAGGTGGCGGATCTGCTCGATCCACTGCTCGACCATCGGGTCCAGCTCGTTGCCGAGCCGGTCCGCCTGGTCCCCGGGCGTATCGCTGCGGCCCGGCTCGGCGAAGGCCGGCTGCGGCGCGCCCTGCTGGCCCTGCGCCGGCATGCCGGTGTCCTCCCACTCGCCGCCGTAGGTCGATTTGACGTCCTCGAGGGTGCGGCGATAGCCGACCGCGCCGAGCTTCTGGTCCAGGTCGGCGGAGGCCTGCAGGTCGCGCCAGGACTTCTTCAGCGAGCGCGTGATGCGCGGGATCGCCGCGCCCGGGTAGTTCCACTCGGTGAGCCAGCGGGCGACCTGGGCGTTGAAGCTGTCGCACAGGATCTCGATGTCGGCCTCGACCAGGTCCTGGCGCACCTCCATGTGCACCTGGGCCTGCGAGCGCGAGCTGCCGCTGTCCGAGGTCATGGTCTGGCCCATGATGCCCTTGCTGATGGCCTTGTCCATGACGTCGTGCATCGCGGCGTAGTCCGCGGTGCCGCTGCGGGCCGCCTCGATCAGGTCGATCGGCATGCCCTCCGGGGTGATCACGCCGGAGTCGGTCTGGATCGCCTGCACCGCCTCCAGCAGCTTGGCCTGGTCCTCCTGCGTCGACTGCCGCGGGTACTTGCCGTGCGCGGTCGGCTGGCCGAACTTCTCCAGGAAGATGAGCCAGAAGCGGATGTCATGGCGCTTGAAGAACACCGGCCACCAGGTGTAGTAGCCCAGGCCCAGGCCGTAGGGCTCGTCGTCGTTGTCGGCACCGGCGCTGAAGATCCAGAACTTGCGGTCCGGCAGCAGCTCGCCCATCAGGTCGGAGTAGGTCAGCATGCGCAGGCGCAGGGCGCCGTCGAAGCGGAAGCGCCGGGACTTGCGGACCTTGATGTCCTCGAGCACGATCTCGCGGCCGTCGCGGCCCCACAGGCACTCGCCGACGCTGTAGCCGTAGAAGAGGCCGTAGAGGATCTTGTCGGTGATGCGGTCGAAGCTGATCGCCTCGAGCTGGGCGCGCATCGAGTCGGCTGCCTGCTTGTCGATCGGGCGCTCGCCGCCGGGCCGGACATCCAGCGGCGCGCCGACGATCGCCAGGCGGCGCTGCTCGAACGCGGACTTGACCTGCGTGTCGCGCAGCAGGTCCTCGTAGGCCCGCAGGTCGTTGCCGCCGCGGGTGGTGAGCACGTTGTCCTGCGGCAGCAGGAGCAGCTGCGGCCAGACGTAGCCGCGGGTGATGTCGCGCCCGTCGAGGGTGGTCGCGATCTCGTGGAAGTCGGGGGCCTTCGCGCGCGGGTGCTGCGTGACGTTCTCGTCGCTGCTCGTCGCCATCAGAATCCTCCCAGGTCAGGACCGCCGCCGACGGCGCCGAAGCCGACCTCGCGCATGCGCCGCGGGGCGATCGGCACGCCCAGGTCGGCGCCGTAGGAGCGGCGCGGGCCGGTGGAGCGGTACTCGATCGGCGCGGCGTCCTGGCGGGAGGCGAAATCCGCCAGTGCTAAGGCGATGCCCGCGTCGCCGTGGCGCTGCTTGCCATCGGTGCCGGTGGTGCGGGCGTTGTCCGGGACCTTCGCCACGCCCTTGTCCATGCGGATCGAGCGCAGATCGCGCAGCACGTCGGCGTCCCGCGGGATCTCGATGGTGGCGTCCTCGAAGCTGGCCTTGAACGCCGGCATGTGCTCGCGATACCACTCGGTGCTCAGCATCACGATGGCGATCCGGCCCTGGCCGTAGCGCTGCCAGGCGTACTCGGCGAGCGCCTGGCCGTTGCCGCGCCCGTCGTGGGCGCCGTAGCGAAAGCGCGGCAGCCGGTCGACGATGTGAAAGAGGATCTGCTCCTGCTGGCGGAATGGCACGTTGCGCATCTCGAGCAGGAACGGCGCGCGGCGCACCAGGTCGCGGCCCTCCTGCAGCGGGGCGAACACGGACAGATCGCCGGTGCGGCCGAAGTCCCAGCCGTAGCTGCAATCGAGACCGGGGTCGAGGCCCTCCAGCAGCGGATCCGCGTGGTCCTCGAGCCATGCCTGGACCGCGGAGGTGCGCTCGGCGTCGCCCAGGGATGCGAAATGGTCGTCGAACTCCAGGCGCAGGATCGGGATCCCGGCCGTCATCCGCGACTCGATCAGTACGCCGGAGAGGAACGTGCCGGATCCGGACTGCGGCACCGCGTCCAGCTCCTCGCCGGCGTCGTCGCCGTAGAGCGCGTAGGCCTTGCGGACCCATTCGCGCTCGGCCTCGGCCGTCCAGCGCTCGCCGCCGAGCTCGCAGATACGCCGGTACATGCCGTCGCGCACCGCCTGCTCGAACGGGTAGCGATGCACCGTGCCGGCCCGGCGCCCGGAGCGGATCTCCTGGATCAGCTCGTTGAACGGGTTGTCCTCGCCGTTGTGGGTGCTGATCACGCGCACCCGGCCGCCGCGCAGCACGGTCGCCATGACGGCCTTCAACACGCCCGATAAATCGGGATGAAACGCCGCTTCATCGAGGACGAACACGCCCTGCTTGCCGCGCGCCCGGCTGGGCGCGCTGGACAGGGCCACGATGCGGTTGCCCGACGGGAAGGCGATCTTGTAGGTCTGGATGCCCTTGTCCGGGTCGTCGCGGGGCAGCAGCACGCCGAGCTCCTCTTCCCAGGCGCCGGTCTCGATGGTGCCGGCGGCCTTGTCGAAGGCGCGCGCCCACTTGGCGCAGGTCTCGATGTACTCGATGGCGTCGTCCTTGGCCTGGGGGAAGTAGTAGACGTGCTGGCCGCCGTCGGCCCGGTTGGTCGAGGCGATCAACACGTCGTCGGCCGCCTCGGCCCAGGTGATGCCGGTGCGCCGGCCCTTCTCGATGACCTTGAGCGGTGAAGGGTCAGCGATCCATTCGCGCTGACCCTTGAGCAGCAGCCCTTCGCTGAGCGTATTCATGCGACCACTCCCAGCAGCTCGCGCCGCAGGTCCTCCGCCTGGGTGGCCGTCAGTCCGTTGCGGCTGGCGAACTCGTCCGCGGCCGCGGCGACCTTGGCGCGGGTCTGCTCCGCCCATTTCTTCTGGCTGATCGAGGCCCGGGCGAGGTCGGCGACCATGCGCCCGATCTTCGGCAGGTTCTCCGGGGTGTCGTCCTCGTCGAGCGCACGCAGGATCTCGAAGGTCTTGGTCTGCACCAGGCGGATCAGCGCCTCGTTCATCGCGCCCTCGTCGTCGGCGCTGGCGCCGGCGATCGCCTTGGCCTGGTCGGTGGCGATCCGCAGCGCCTGCAGGCGCGACTCGAACTGCTGCCCGTAGCGGTGGATCGAGCTCCGGCTGATCTCGAAGCCCTGCTCGGAGAGCCAGTCGGCGAGCTGCGCGTAGCCGGCGAAGCCGCCCCGCACCAGGCGCTGTTCCAGCTCCTGGCGGATGCCTTCCGGCAGCTGCGAGACCGCGCTGCGCTGCGCCATATCAGTCATCTCCCCAGAAATCGAGCGCCATGTGCTGCAGCAGGGTGTCGGCCACGGCCATGACCACGGCCGCCGTCAGCAGCGCGACCGGGATTGGCAGCCCGGCGAGCGAGAGCAGCCAGGCCAGCCCGATGCCGGCCAGCACGGTCGTGGCCCAGCCCGCCCAGTAGAGGACGCGCTCGCGCATCACCAGTACTTCTGCGGCCGCGCGATACCCGGCTCGCAGTCGATGGCGTATTCCGCCAGGTCCACGCCGTAGCGCGTCAGCTTGGACGACCACTGGGGCGTGCCGCGCCCCTCGATGACGACCAGGCCCCGGCCCTCGAGGTAGTCCAGCTCCTTGCGGACATCGAACGCTGTCACGGGCATGTCGGCCCCGGCGACCGTCTGGTGGAGGATGTCCTCGCTCACCGGCCACGGCCGGCCGATGTTGCAGGTCTGCAGGATGCGCCACCGCAGCACCTCGCGCCTGGTCTTGTCGAGCTGATCACGATCCATGCGGCCCCCGCTTGCCGTTTATCAAGTACCCCCAGATGGCGTCGATCTTCTGCTCGAAGCGCCCGAAATAGATGATCGCGTCCTCCCGGTGGATGTAGTTCTTGGCAACCTCGACCCGGAAGTCG